AAGGCGTCGCTGCCGGTGGCCAAGTGGTCTGCGCAGTGGCAGCAGCAGCCGACCGGGAACGAGTCCGCGATCATCCGCCGCGAGTGGTGGAAGATGTGGGACAAGGAAGACATTCCAGAACTGAAATACATCATTCAGTCGTATGACACGGCGTTCTCGAAGAAAGAGACGGCGGACTTTTCGGCGATCACGACGTGGGGCATCTTCCAGCCGACGCCGGATAGCCCTGACAACATCATCTTGCTGGACGCGCAGCGCGGGCGGTGGAGTTTCCCAGAACTCAAGGAAGTTGCTTGGGAGGAGCACCAGTACTGGAACCCAGACATGGTGATCATCGAGGCCAAAGCGGCGGGGATGCCGCTGATTGATGAGATGCGGTTGCGCGGCATTCCTGCCCTTGGGTTCTCGCCGGGTCGGAAGGCGGGCCGAGGTGGGATGGACAAGATCACGCGAATGAACCTCGTGTCTCCGCTGTTCGAGGCTGGGGTGGTCTGGGCCCCGCAGGACAAGAAGTTCTCGGACGAGGTGATCGAAGAAGTTGCCTCGTTTCCATATGGCGACCACGACGACTTTTGTGATAGCATGACGCTAGCCCTCCTTCGCTTTCGGCAGGGCGGCTTCGTGTCGCTTATAGGCGACGACGTTGACGACGGACCCTCGACGTTCTCTGTGAAGGAGTACTACTGATGGCGCTTCCTCCCCGCCCGATGGGCTCACTGGTGGACGGCACGATGATGCCGCAGCCCGAGGGGATGACGATGGACATCCCTCAGCCCGAGGACTTTGCGGGCGGCGCGGAGATCCTGCAGGGCGCTGATGGCAGTGCGATCATCCAAGCCTTGGCTGCGGCGGGCATGGAAGATCAGTTGGGGGAAAGCCTGATTGAGCATGACGCCAACTTGGCCGAGTATCTGGACGACGGGTACTTGTCCGAGTTGTCTACACAACTTCGGGCGGCGTTTGAGGACGATCTTCAGTCGCGGCAGGAGTGGGAAGAGTCCTACACCAAGGGCTTGGACCAGCTGGGCGTCAAGTACGAGGAGCGCACGGAGCCGTTCCAGAAGGCCTCTGGCGTCACCCACCCGCTGATTGCGGAGAGCGTAGTCCAGTTCCAAGCACAGGCGTACAAGGAACTGCTTCCGGCAGGCGGTCCGGTAAAGACCCGTGTGCTTGGCATGGCGGATGCTGCTCGTGAGGAGCAGGCGACCCGCGTCAAGGACTTCATGAACTACCAGATCACCGAGGTCATGGAAGACTATGACCCCGACATGGACCAGCTGCTGTTCTATCTTCCGCTGTCCGGATCGACGTTCAAGAAGGTCTACTTCGACACCACGCGGCAACAGGCGGTGTCGATGTTCGTCCCCGCGCAAGATCTGGTTGTGCCGTACACCGCCACGCACCTTCAGACGACACCGCGCGCCACGCATGTGCTTCGGATGGATTTCAACTCCATCCGCAAGATGCAGGTTGCGGGGATCTACCGCGACGTTGACCTGATTGAGCAGGACCTTGAGGTCGATGAAGTTCGCCAGAAGGTGGACGAGATCCAAGGTACGACGAAGACGTTCACGGACGACACCTACACGCTGCTTGAGATGCATGTGGACCTCGACCTCGAGGGCTTCGAGGACAAAGGTCCGGATGGAAGCCCGACTGGGATCCAGCTGCCGTACATCGTGACGATTGATCAGGGCTCAGGTCAGGTGCTTTCGATCCGCCGGAACTTTGCGCCCGGGCAGGATCTGGCCAAGAAGAAGCAGTATTTCGTCCACTTCAAGTTCCTCCCGGGCCTTGGGTTCTATGGTTTCGGCCTGATCCACATGATTGGTGGCCTTGGGCGCGCTGCGACGAGCATTCTGCGGCAGCTGATCGACGCTGGCACGCTCGCGAACCTTCCTGCGGGCTTCAAGGCCAAGGGAATCCGCGTTCGGGACAACGACAAGCCTCTTCAGCCTGGCGAATGGCGGGATATTGACGCTCCGGGCGGCGATTTGCGCAACGCGCTGATGCCGTTGCCCTACAAGGAGCCATCTCCGACGCTCGCGCAGTTGCTTGGGGCTCTTGTTGAGGGTGGTCGGCGGTTTGTGTCGCTTGCGGACGAGCAAACGACAAATATCAACCAAGAAATGCCAGTTGGCACGACGGTTGCGCTGCTTGAGCGCGGCATGAAGGTCATGTCGGCGATTCACAAGCGGCTGCACTACGCGCAAAAGACCGAGTTCCGCATTCTGGCGCGCATTCTGGCCGAGAACCTGCCTCCGGAGTATCCGTACGAGGTGTCCGGTGCTGATAGGAAAATCAAAGCAAGCGACTTTGATGACAGAATTGACGTCGTTCCTGTCAGCGACCCGAACATCTTCTCGATGGCCCAGCGGGTTACGCTCGCGCAGACCCAGTTGCAACTGGCTCAGTCGAACCCGCAGATGCACAACCTGTATGCGGCCTACCGCCGCATGTATCAGGCGCTCGAGGTCCAGAACATCGACGAGTTGCTGCCGCCTCCGCCGCAGCCGCAACCGTTGGATCCGGCGGTGGAGAACGCTCGTGCGTTGATGGGGGAACTTGTCCAGACGTTCCCCGATCAGGACCATGACGCGCACATCCAGATCCACCTGATGTTCATGAAGACGCCGCTCGTCATGACATCGCCGCAGGTCATGGGTATCTTCTACTCACATGTGATGGAACATGTCTCACAGAAGGCCCGCAAGATGGTCATGGAGGAGATCCAAGGCCTCATGCGCCAGGCCATCCAGATGGCTCAGTCTGGGTCTGTGGATCCGCGCGAGGCTCAGATGCGCGTGATGGAAGTGCAGCAGCAGATGCAGCGGCCTGAAGAGGTCGAGAAGTTGGTTGCACAACGACAACTGGAGATTGTTGCGCAGGTCATGGAGCAAATGATCGCGCAGGGCCAAGATCCGATGGCCGATCCGCTTGTTCAGATCCGCATGCAGGAACTGGCTCTGAAGCAGCAGAGCGATGCTGCGGATATGGAGAACAATCAGGCCAAGCTGATGCTAGAGGCTACGAAACTCCAGCAGCAGGCTGTGACAGATGCGGCTCGTATCGAAAGCCAAGAACAGATCGCAGACGACCGGAATATGGTGAACCGGGAGCGGATTGCGGTGCAGCGCCAGAACATGCTCATGAGGCCCAGAAATGCCCCTCAAGGAAGGTAAATCTCAGAAGGTCATCTCGGAGAACATCCGGACCGAGATGGAGCGTGGCAAGCCGCAGAAGCAGGCCATTGCCATTGCGCTTTCAAAGGCCGGAAAGTCTAGGCCGCAGAAGAAGGCTGAGGGCGGGATGGTCTCGTCGTTCAGCCGGATTGCTCGACCGCAACGGTTTCTAGGGGTGTTCTAAGATCCCACCTGTGGTAAAGTGGGGTTATGGATCCGGTAACGATCATAGCCACCGCAACTGCGGCCTATAATGCCTTGAAGAAGGGCATAGAGATAGGCCGTGAACTGCAGGACATGGGTGGACAGTTGGCCACCTGGGCTGGCGCGTTATCTGACATTGAGTTCTTGGAGCGGAAGGCCGAGGACCCTCCGTGGTACAAGACGTTTTCGAGTTCTGTTCAGTCCGAGGCGATTGAGATCTTTGCTGCGAAGAAGCAGCTTGAGCAGCAACGCAATGAGCTTCGAACGTATATTCAATACTCTATGGGCCAGTCTGCGTGGGAAGAACTGCTTCGGACGGAGGCGCATGTTCGAAAGCAGCGGGCGGAGCACGAGCATCGCAGGGCCGAAATCAAAGAGATGTTGGTCTCTGGCCTACTCATCTTCCTCATGCTGACGAGCGTGACAGCCTTCATGACTGTTGTGCTTTGGCTGTATCTGGAGAATCACTCATGACCCCTAAGAAGTTGGAGCCGGATAGCCCGCTGGATGTTGCTGATCTTGACGGAGACGGGGTTGTCACCAACTCCGAAATCAACCGTCACGAGAAACTGCTGCGCATCGACAACTGGGACAAACAGCAAGATCAACAGAGACAGATGGCATGGGTGGCTATGGGGTCGATGGTCCTGCTGACGCTGGGTCTGATCCTGCCGATTCTACCGACTGAACGTGTTGAAGTGCTAAATGGCTTGATGACGATGTTCTATACATCTCAGGCCGCTGTGGTTGCTGCCTTCATGGGGGCGAGTGCCTACGTCCGCACACACGAGCGGAGCCATGAGGATTAACCTCCTCCTCCTGTTCCTGTTCCTCACCGCCTGCGGCGCGCTGCCGTTGGGTATGCTTGGTGGGGGTGGGCCTAATGTTGCGGCGAATGTTCAGGCGGGAAAGGAAAATACCCAGCAGGTTGTAGCCAACCAAGAGAGAACTGAAGCTGGCCGCGACATCGTCACTACAACCAAACAGATCGAGGCCGCGTCTGTTGAGAGCGTGACGATCAACAATGTCTCGGACATACCAATTTGGGTGTGGATTGCGCTTGTTGTGGGCTGGGTTCTGCCGTCTCCGGGTGAAATGGCCCGCAGTTTCGTAGACTTGTTCAGGAGGAAGAAGTGAAAGAGAACTTCGACAGCTGCCTTGAGATGCTCCTCAAACACGAGGGTGGTTACGTCAACCACCCCAAGGATCCGGGCGGGGAGACAAATTTGGGCGTCACCCGCAAGGTCTGGGAGGGGTGGATCGGCAAGCCTGCCGCGCCGGACGCGATGAAAAAGCTGACGGTGAAAGACGTGGCTCCGCTGTACAAGAAGCTGTACTGGGATACGGTGCGCGGGGATGATCTTCCGAACGGCGTTGACTGGGCGGTGTTTGATTGGGCGGTTAACTCTGGCACTGGTCGCGCAGCAAAGGCGTTGCAGCGGATTGTTGGCGTCACACCGGACGGCGGGATAGGTCCAGCCACTCTAGCGGCGGTCAAAAAGAAAGATCCGGAGGACATCGTTCAGGCGTTGGCAGACGTCCGAGAACAGTTCTATCGCGGGCTTCGGACTTTTGATACATTCGGCAGGGGTTGGTTGCGCCGTAACGAAGAGACGTTGCATATCGCGCTTGAGATGGCCAGAAAGACTACATGGGTTGGCCGTATCGCCTCGACCATCAAGAACCGGAACTAGTCACGTTGGAGTGCTCCTATGCGGATCGAAATCAAAGTCCTTCCTGACGAAGAAATGGAAGTGGACAAGTACGAAGAGGATGAAGAGGGCGAAATGTGCCCTCTCGCCACGAAGGATGAAGAAGTAAACGACGAAAACCGCGAAGAAGCGGTTGAGTACGCCAACTACCGGACGCCGGAAGCTGGTGGCGCATTTCGTCAGGATCAGGTCTGCGGCAGTTGCGGTGCCTACAACCAGACCGAAGACATGATGGAATGCATCGGCGATGAAAGCGGCAACACTGGCTACTGCCAGAAGTGGAAGTTTGTCTGCATGAGCGGCAATACCTGCGACTCTTGGGTCAAGGGTGGGCCGATCACATCCAATAAACAGGAGAATTTTGGAGAGTATTTCTAGTGGACGTTGTTGACTTATCAAAAAAATTGTACAAGGTTCTACGCCAACGCGAAGAGGACCTTGCGACCACACTCGTCACGGGAGCCGTGCAGGACTGGGAGCAGTACAAGATGGTGGTAGGAGAGATTCGGGGCATCTCCTTCGCCGTTGAAGAACTGAAAGCCCTGCTGGAGCGAACGAACGAAGATGGTGAAGAGGCTTTATCTTCCTGACCACGTTGTTGCCAAAGTAAATGAAGAACGGAAGGCGGCTTCGGTTGAAACCGCCTACGTTACCCCAGAGGAAAGGGTCCTTGACCCCTCTCTTCTAGACAAGCCCCTACTTGATCGTCTGCCGCAGCCCACAGGATGGCGTCTTCTTGTCATGCCGTACAAGGGCAAGGAGAAGACCGACGGTGGCCTTTTTCTGCCCGATCAGGTCGTCGAGCGCGAGGCTCTCGCCACGGTTGTGGCGTATGTCCTTCGCGTGGGCCCAGAGGCGTACAAGGATCCAAACAAGTTTGGTCCTGACGCAGAGCCATGGTGCAAGAAGGGCGATTGGGTGTGCATTGGCCGGTATTCCGGCTCAAGGTTCAAGATCGACGGCGGAGAGGTCCGCATCATCAACGATGATGAGGTGATCGCCACGCTTTTGGAACCTGATGACATCAAGCACGTTTAAGGAGGGGACAATGTCCGAGGAAAACACACTTGAGCAGGAAACCGATCTGGATCAGGGTACGCAGGACACCGCTCCTGAGCCTGAGAAGACTGGTTCCAGCGAAGAACTTGAGTCCTACAGCAAAGGTGTGCGTGAGCGCATCAACAAGCTGACGGAGAAGTACCGTCGCGAGCAGCGGGACAAGGAAGAGGCTGTTCGCTTGACGCAGCAGCTGATCCAAGAAAATCAGAACCTGAAGACTCGGATGCAGTCTCTGGATACTGGTTACCTGCAGGAGTACGGCGCGCGCATCAAGACCGAGGAAGATGCTCTCAAGCGCAAGTACAAGGCTGCGTGGGAGGCCAATGACATTGATGCGATGGCCGACATCCAAAAGCAGATGTCTCGCCTGGCTGTCGATGAGCAACGCTTTACAGCGGCCAAGGCTCAGGCAGAGCGGCAGCGTGCC